GGGAGAAGCTGGACAACGCCCTCCTGATCGTGAGTAGCCAGAATAAGGTCAATGAAGTACGGGACTATTTGAAGGGCCTGCAGTGGGACGGGCACGCCCGGGTGGATACCCTTCTGCGGGTATATTTAGGGGCGGAGGATAATGCCTATACCCAGGCGGTCATGCGGAAGTCCCTGTGCGCTGCCGTGGCAAGGGCAGTCGTCGGCGGGGTGAAGTATGACAACATGCCGATCCTGACAGGCCCCCAGGGGATCGGGAAGAGCACGTTCCTTCGTACACTGGGGAAGGAATGGTTTTCGGATTCCCTGACCAGTTTTGATGGGAAAGAAGCGGCGGAGCTCATCCAGGGAACATGGATCAACGAGGTGGGCGAGCTGACGGCCATGAACAAGCAGGAGACCAATGCGGTCAAGCAGTTTTTGAGCAAGACGGATGATATTTACCGGGCGGCATATGGCCGCCATACGGACCGGTACCCGAGGCGGTGCGTGTTCTTCGGGACCAGCAATGAGCATGAATTTTTGAAGGATAAGACCGGGAACCGGAGGTTCTGGCCGGTGGATACCGGCATTTACCCGGCTGTGAGATCGATCTGGAATGATCTGCCGGGGGAGGTGGACCAGATCTGGGCTGAGGCATATGTGCGCTGGATGCTTGGGGAGCCCCTGCACATGACCAAGGAGGAAGAAAAGCTGGCGGAAGAGATGCAGGACAGCCACAGGGAGGTATCTGAGAAGGAAGGACAGATCCGGGAGTTTCTGGAGCGGGAGATCACGCCGGACTGGGATTCCCTGGGGCTGACGCAGCGGAGGCAGTTCTATGCGGGCGGGTTTCCGCTGCAGGACGAGGTGAAACTTGTGGAGCGCAGGAAGGTGTGCGCGGCGGAAATCTGGGTGGAATGTTTTAACGGGGATTTGAAGTTCCTGAAGAAAGCGGACAGCCGTGAGATTAATTCTATTCTTAGCGGGCTGCCGGGATGGAACCGGATCAAAACCCCGAGGAAGTTTGGGGTGTATGGACAGCAGAGGGGATATGAACGCACTACATAACCCGGCAAAAAGGATTGTAGTTGTCTCTGGATATGTAGTTGTGGAAAAATAGAGTTTTGTAGTTTGTAGCCGGTATGTAGTTTGAATTTGTATACGGTGAAAACCTTATGAATACGGCACTCCCTACTATAAAACTACATAACTACATAAACCCCATATAAATATAAGAATAAATAAAATAGAGAATATAATATAGCGCCTGGCGCGCCTGATATAAATATATAATAGGGGAAATTTATGTGTTTGTTGTAGCGGGATTTTAGAAAAATCGCGGTGTACGAAGAATGTGTTGAGGTTGAAAGGTGGGGATTCTATGCGAGAGTCAGAGGTTGAGAAGATATTGGTCCGCGGGATCAGGAAGCTGGGCGGCTGGGCTTATAAGTGGGTTAGCCCAGGGAATGACGGCGTTCCGGACAGGATCGTCATACTTCCAGGGCAGCGCCCGATCTTTGTGGAGCTGAAAGCGGAGCGTGGGAGGCTGTCCGCCCTGCAGAAGGTACAGATCGACCGGCTGCGTATGATGCGGCAGGATGCAAGGGTGCTTTACGGAGAAAAGGAGGTCAGGGGATTCCTGGCAGAATGTGAGGAGAGGTTGAAAGATGGAATTTAGGCCGCACGCCTACCAGGCGCACTGCATCGAGAAGATCCTGCAGATCAAAAAGTTGGGCCTGTTCCTGGATATGGGACTGGGAAAGACGGTCACAACACTGACCGCCGTCAAGGAATTAAAATATAACCGATTCCAGGTTCGTAAGGTCTTGGTGATCGCGCCAAAGAAGGTGGCAGAAGGTACCTGGACAAGGGAAAAGGACAAATGGGACCACACAAGTATCCTTCGGGTATCGACTGTATTGGGAAGCCAGGCGAAGCGAATCCGGGCGCTGAATATGCCGGCAGACCTTTATATCACCAACAGGGAGAATGTAACCTGGCTTGTAGATTATTACCGGAACAGTTGGCCTTTTGATATGGTTGTGGTGGACGAGTCCAGCAGCTTTAAGAGCCATAAGGCAAAGAGGTTTAAGTCGCTGGCAAGTGTAAGCTCCCACATTGACCGGATGGTGGAGCTGACCGGTACCCCTTCCCCCAATGGCCTGGAAGACCTGTGGGCGCAGATCTACCTGTTGGACAACGGGGAACGACTGGGGAAGAGGTATACCCAGTTTCGGGAACGGTATTTTGACCCAGGAGACCGGGGGGCTGACGTGATTTATAACTACAAGGCGAAGCCGGGCAGTGAGGAATGCATCCTGCAGAAGATCTCGGATATCTGTATCTCCATGAAGGCGGAGGATTACTTGGAGCTGCCGGAGATCACCTACCATGAGGTGCCGGTGGATCTGGACGCAAAATCCCGGAAGGCATATGGGGAGCTGGAGCGGAAGATGGTCCTGGAGCTGCCGGAGGAAGGGGATGAGATCAGTGTGGCGAGCGCGGCGGCGCTGAGCAACAAGCTGCTGCAGCTGGGGAACGGCGCCATCTATGACGATGACCGGAACTACCACGAGGTACACGGGTGCAAGGTGGAGGCGTTCCTGGAGCTGGTGGAGTCCCTGCAGGGGAAGCCGGCGCTGGTCTTTTATAATTTCCAGCATGACAGGATACGGATACTGGATGCATTGGTAAAGACAGGGCTTCGAGTCCGGGTGCTGCAGAGCGCTGCGGATGAGGACGATTGGAACGCGGGCCGGATCGACATTCTTCTGGCACATCCGGCGAGTAGCGCTTACGGCCTGAACCTGCAGCAGGGTGGGAACCACGTGGTATGGTTCGGCCTTACCTGGAATTATGAATTGTATGCCCAGGCGAACAAGCGCCTGCACCGTCAGGGGCAGAAGGAACGGGTCATCGTCCACCACCTGGTCTGTACTGGGACAAGGGATGAGGATGTGATGCGGGCTTTGGGGCGAAAGGACAATGTGCAGGAATGGGTCATGGAGAGCCTGCGGGCGAGGATCAAGGCGATCCGGGAGGAAAACAGGAGGACAGGCTGAGGATTTCGTGTGTGGAGGAGAAAACGATGTTAGTTGAGAACACAAGGGAGGAGACGCTCAAGGCGTTCCTGAGTGGCAATAAAAAAACAATGGTAGCCGTGAGGATGGAGGACGGCAGCATGCGGTTCGTACACCTCACAACCTTGCTTCCGGCGGATGGGGTGTATTTTATCAACGTGGAGCTGGAACCAGGAGAGGACTATAAGGAGAAGGTCCTGCGCAACGGCCAGGGTGGGGAAGTGAATCCCCATCCAGCGGATCAGGCTCCTGGTAAAGACAGGGGAACGAAAAAAGAAGATGCCGGGAAGGTGAAGCCCAAGAAAAAGACGGCCGGGGATATCATTGAGCCCTATGTGAGGCAGGGGCTTCCTGATTCGGAGATCGCAGAAAAGACAGGAATAAAATACAGAACGGTCTGGGCGGCCGCTAAGAAGATCCGGGAGCGGCTGGAGGAAACAAAGGGGAAGAATGCGGATCGTCATCTGTGCAAGACCTGCAAATACAGGGCGGCGGCTTATACCAAAAACGGATCAGGGATCAAATGTGAATATGCTTTGAAATCCGGGAAGCGTTCCCGGGGATGTGATGTAGAGGATTGCGATAAGTACGAGAAGGGCGCGCCGGTCAGGGTGAAGGATGAAGCATGAGGAAAAGATATGAAAAATTTAGATAAAATAACTGCGGAAATGATGGGATATGTCTGTGACGTTCTCTGTAAATATCCAGAGATGGAGCCAGACGAGGAATCACTGGCGGAAATTTGTGACGGATGCAGGATGGGAGAGTTCCCTTGCGATATACTCAGCCATGAAGGAGCCAAAATAAACGAAACGGAGAAAAGATCATGAACAGGAATAAAAAAGGCGTCATGCCGGAGATTACCAGGGAAGTATACAAGAATGTCAAGAAATATGACCGCCAGCAGTTTGCCGGGTTCTGTATGGATCTGTACAAGTACGGATATGAGGACGGCAGGGAGAGCGTTCCGGGAGTAGAACTGGAAGAGGTCATGACAGCGGTTGCGTCTGCAAGGGGAGTCGGAAAGAGGACATTGGACAATATCAGGAACCGTGTAGAGCAGCTGTTTAGGAAGGATTTAGAAGAATGAGATCAGTGCTAAATTATCCAGGAAGCAAGAAGCGAATCGCTTCCTGGATTATCAAACACATGCCGCCACACCACAGTTACCTGGAACCATACTTCGGGTGTGGGGCCGTGCTGTTTGCAAAGCAACCGGCCCCGATCGAAACGGTCAACGACCTAGACGGGGAAGTGGTGAATTTCTTCCGGGTGATCCGGAATCCCGGAAGCCGGGAGAAGCTGCAGGAATGGATCGCTTACACGCCATATGCCAGGCAGGTCTATGATGATGTATTCCTGAGGGAACCGGAGGATGAAGTAGAACGTGCTGCCTGTTTTGCAGTGAAATCCATGCAGAGCCACGGTTTCCGGATGACTGGGGATTGCGGATGGAAAAAGGATGTGTGTGGCCGGGAAAAAGCATATGCAATAAAATACTGGAATGAGCTGCCGGAATCTATTGCGGAGATGGCCGCAAGGCTGAAACAGGTACAGATTGAGAACTGCCCGGCGCTGGAGTTGATCAAAGCATTTGATCATGAAAATGTGCTGATGTATCTGGATCCGCCCTATGTGTGGTCAACCAGGACAGGGAGGAAGCAGTACAGGCACGAGATGTCAGATCAGGATCATATAGAGCTGCTGGAGATGATAACCCGCAGCAAGGCAAAGGTGATGATATCCGGCTATGACTGTGAATTATACGACTTCTATCTGGGGAACTGGAAGAAAGTGCAGGTTGCGGCCAGGGCACAGGACAACAGGAGGCGGGTGGAGACATTGTGGATGAACTACGATCAGGAAGCGGAGCAAATGACGCTGCTTATTTAAAGGGATCGACATAGGGTGCCGGACATCCTGCGGAGTGCAGAGAGGTTCGAGTCCTCGAACGAACTGGTTCGACTCCAGCTCGTGCAGGGTGCAAAACTCCGCACAATTGGCATACGGGATGCAATCAGTATTGTGAAGAAAGGAAAATATGGATAAATTAAGTGATAAGGCAAGGATATATGCAAAATCATATAAACAGTCGCCTCTCGGCCGGGAAATCGAAGGGACGGCAGAATTGTTGCTGCAAATGGCGGAGAGGCTGACAGAATACGAGGAGACTATAGACAAACTGGCGACCTATGTTGTAGAAAAAGCAAGTTATTGTCCGGTTGTAGATTACATTGATAGATATAAAATCCGTCCCGGATGCGTGGGTCTCCGGAAGCCCGGGTGTAAAGAGTGCATGCTGAAGCACATGGAGAATTTTAAGATCCCGTACCGAATAACCTGTGTCAAAATATATGAAAAAGATTGAACAGGAGGATAAGAAAAAGATGGAGAAGATAGTGAGATACGTTTTTAGACTCTTAGCCATCTGCCTAACATGCTATATGGCAGTAGAGTATGGGTGGTATTGGATATTTTTTCTGCTTTTCGCTATGCTGAGTTTTTAGGAAAAGCAGGAAAGCGTTCGGGAAGTATGGGGCCGTGATATGAAGAAAAAGGGGAGTGGTTGCATTGGACAAGAAGATACTTGCTGACTACATGGACGCCATGGAGCTGATAAAGGAAACAGAGGAGGATATCCGGAAGCTAAAGAAAAGACGGAAGACGGTCATTCAGACAAACGTGAAGGGCAGCAACCTAAAGTTCCCCTATCAGGAAAAGCATTATCGAATTGAAGGCACCACTTTTACATACCAGGATGATAAGAACCTGCGCCTGGAAGAAAAACTCCTGGAACAGCGCAAGGAGAATGCGGAGAAGATCAAGCAGCAGGTGGAGGAATGGCTCCTGACGGTCCCAATCCGGATGCAGAGGATCATCAAGTATAAGATATTTGAGGGGATGACCTGGGAACAGACAGCGGCGAAGATCGGAAGAAAGGCAACGGGGGACGGAATCCGGATGGAATTTGAGAGATTTATGAAGGAAAATTAAAGTTTGTCACGAATGTCACACTTGTCACGATTCAAAATGTTATAGTATATGCTGAGATCAGTGGATGATTGCTATCTGATTCCTCCCACACATAGAAAGGGCGCTTTGCTTCGGCGGGGCGTTCTTTTTTGTCGAATAGATGGGGATGAAATTCTTTTCTTTTGATGTGTTATGTGATATAATGTTTATATACAAAAGAGGAGATGAGTTTTATGAATGCAAAAGTAACGACATTTATATACTGTTTAGGAACAACGAATATGGAGGGGGATTTTTCACCGATAAATGCAATGGGAGTTTTACAAACATTAACTCCAGAGTTTATTCCAAGTACATTTTCATTTTCGATTATTTTAGGAATAAGAGGAATTGATAGTTCATGTGATCATAATTTGGATATTATTTTTAAAGATTCGAATGAAAATGTCTTGGTTGAAGCTAGAAATATCTCTGTTCTAGCTGAGCAATTAAAAAATGGTAATTTAGTTCTTCCTGAAGATCAACGGGGAATGATGTTAGGGATGGATTTGAGAAATGTTATTATTAAG